GTAGTCTGGAAGAGTGCGACCACCATCAAACTTCAAATACATCTTTGCGCCTTTGGCACCTTTCATTTGATTGTGCTCAAAGTAACCATACACATGCTCAACAGTTTGGTGTTGATTTTCTTTAATGTATTTGGTTAGACGCTTCAGTGCATCGATATCATCACGTAGATTAGGCACACGACAATGAATGTGTGTATGAGCAGTAGCGCCAATTGTAGGTGGAGTGCCATTGTCCGTGAATAGTTTTTGTAGTTCAAAGTATCGATCAACTTGTTCTTGCCAAGTCTTAGTCGGTTTAGTATTGATTTCCCCACCGACTGGAGGATTTTCACCAAGTGGGTCAGCGCAGACATATTGATATGGCTCTCTTAGATTAATAATATCTCGTTCTGAATATTCCCAAGAACCAAGATGTTCTGGAATTGAAAAAGAGCGAGGAACATCACCCCACTCTATTTCCATTCCGTAAGTAAATTTATCAGTTGGATATGGTTTGAGTTTCATAATCTACCTTTTGTAAATCAGTTTTTGTTGTTTGAACAACTTCAACATTCATAGTCATATTCTCGTCAAATGTAAGATATGTATTCATTGGCACTTCAACTGCTGGCATTTTAATACCTGCACGTTTTGGAATATCTGCAGTAGAGGTAATTATAACTCCATTCACTAAAGAAGTCAAGTATAATGGACGCTTACCGTTACGATATGCAAGAAGTTTCTTATCTACAGTAAGTTCACAAACAGCCATTGATGCATCAGTATATTCTTCAAGAGGTGAATCAGAATGTAATACTAATTCAGAATCATTCTTTGTTTCACATTTGTAGTTGAATAACTTATCCCAGTTCTCCGCTAGTTCTTGAGTGATAACTCCATTGTGAACAATAGAATGTTCTTCATTTGCTATCGGCTGGTTATACAATAAATCGCTAGTAGAATATCTACAGTGACCAATAAGGTAAAGATTACCGTCATCATTAACCATCTCCTCTAACTTATCTAAGTGAACAAATCTATCAGCAGGAACTGGCTCTTTGAATGTTAGAACCTTACCATTATAAATGACAGACATACCTGTTGCGTGCATTCCTCGAATCTTAGACTCAAGGAATACCTTACGGATAGTTTCAAAATCCTTTGATGTGGGATTTTGAATTAATGCACCAATAACGCTACACATTAAAAGAAATCCTCAAGCGAAGAAGCATTGGCTTCTGGATGATACTTGAGTAGTTCTTCACGACCAAGTTTCTGTTCACAGTAGTCATACCATTCTTGGCTATCCCACATAGATTCAGATACACCATTCCACAGTGGTTTCCAAAGTGGATGCTCTTTGTTTAGCCTACGAGATTCAACAAAGTTATAGCGAGTGTCTTCATATTCATGTGATCCAAGTTCTAGCATCTTCTCACGGAAATAACAAACCAATGATACACGCTCAGAACCTTCAGCACATTTGATTTCAGTATTACCATGCATAACTTCATGGTTGTTAATCAATAACAAATCTCCAGGTCTTACGTTTACCGCAACACGATATTCTGGAGCAATCAAATATCCACCAGTGTAATTACCATCATTGGATAGAGTCAATAGATTAGACAGACCAGTATTTAAATCACCAGCATCATAGTGGGCTGCAGTGCGGAATGTTTTGTTCACAGTAATAGTTGTGAATGGAGTTCCAGGAACCAAGAAACGTGGGTCTAGTTTCTCTGCAGCTTTCATTTGATTACCATAACGCCATGGCAGGAGATCTTTAAAACCTTTGGCAAGATTTTGTAAGAATGGATACGCCATAGCAAACTTCTCTGGGTTATCTCGTGTATAAGAAGTAGCACGACCATAAGGAATACGTGGGTAACGATCGAACCAACCAGCAATACCAGAATTAACTGCAGTGCCATAGGTGGTGGTACTCACCATCTTCAATACTTCTTCAGTGGCAGTTGCTCGTTCTTGACGATTCATTGGTTTGATAGAATCCAACCATGCTTCAAAATCAAACTTACCACGGAAACGTGAGATAACCCACACGTTATTCTTACCGCTACCACCAGCCATTTTCTTATCTACTTCACGTGGGTATTTCTCACGGATAGTTTCAATGACATCTTCGTTGTCAAGAGATGAGTTACGATTCTTGAGCAACTGCTCCATCATTTCTTGTTGGTAGTTGGTAACCCACTCACGACCTTCTGAGGTGGCAACAATGCCATCTTTGATACCAGAAGCAAGTCCACGATTCTCTGTGCGAATAGCTGCTTCTCTAAGTCCTGCATACGCTGCATCTTGTTGTTCTTTACTAAAATAGTTCTTACGGAATTTAAGAACAATACGTTTTTCATCTGCGCCATTATCGCAGGATTGACAATCTTTGGGGACATCGCATTCGGCTTGGGTTGCTAGTTCGCAATCTGCTGGCATGTAAACATCACAATCTTCTTCGATAAGAAAATCGTAATGAGATTCATCAACAAATTTACCCAACAAATGTGAGCAATCAATCTTCTTTTCAGCTACAATTACTTTAACCATATCTTTCTCCTAAAACTTAAACCCACTGAACGCTTCTGCTTTTTGTCGTTTACCAAATTCACTCTTATCAAACATAGGTACATCATCTTGAACTTGACCAGCATCAGATAAACCTACTTGAGCAGACGCTTCAACATCATATAACTTCATCTTCGCTCTATCAACACCAATAACAAATCTCTTATAAAAACTTGGATCATTATAACGATTCTTCAATTGCTTTACAATAATTTGATTCAACTGTTCAAGTTCTTCATTTGAAACTAACGCAAACATTAAGTCAGCAGTGGCAGGTAATCCAAACGATTCAGAAGTATCTTCCAAACCTGGATCGCTATTTGTAAATCCACTTCGAGTAGTTTGTGTGGCTGAAACAATCGGAACATTATATTCTACTGCCAAACCACGCAACTCTTCAGCGATGGACTTAATATATGTATAAGAGTTAATACTTCCACCTTGCTTCATTCGCTGACTTGCGCAAATATTCAGATAGTCAATGAAGATAATATCAGGAAGAAACTCACGCTTCAACTTCAACTCTTCAAGCAATGCTCTGAAGTGACCAGCATGTGCGCCAGCAGTTGGATATTCTTTAACGATTAACTTACCTTGCGTCTTACTAGAGATCTTCTTGATACGATTATCAAAGATATCTTTATCAATGACTTTCAATTCATCCATAGTAAGATTCAACAAGTTCGCATCAATACGTTCAGCGATACGTTCTTCAGCCATTTCCATAGTAATGTAAAGCACATTCTTACCTTGAGTCAGTACCCCAGCTGCAACGTGACACATAAACAAAGACTTACCAACACCAGTACCAGCCAAAACAATATTCAATGTTTTCTTAGACAAACCACCTTTAGTGATTTTATTGAACATGTCTAGATCGAATGGAACCTTCTCTTCAATGCGGTGATAGTAGTCATAACGAGCATCGCTATCTTCGATGTAATCGTGACCAACGTGATTATCGAAAGAGATGGCAAGAGCATCAGAAAGGATAGAAGGAATGGAATCCTTGGTGTTAACTTTATCTCCGCCATCAATGATTCGGATCGAGTGTAGAATTGCATTATAGACTGCCTTATCTTTACAGAACTTTTCTGTTTGTTCCAACATCCATGACTCATTAACTTCCTCATGAGTCATTGTATCTACATAACTATTAATCTCAGCAAGTTCTTTGTCGTTGATATCAGTTCGGTTTCCTACCTCAATTGATAGGATCTCTTTGGTTAATGGTTTGTTATACTTCGTAAAGAACTCCACAATAATCTTAGAAAGGATTGCTTCTTTTCTTTCAGAGAAATAATCAGTTCTAATAAAGGGGATTACTTTACGACAATACTGTTCATCATATACAAGATTACTTAAAATCTTTGTTTCAATTCTCATCAATTCCGCCAGTGTAAGTAATATTATTTTTCTGTAGTTGGTCCATCATAATAAACTGAAGTAAGTCGCCGATGTAGTGTTCAAACTCTTCAGCAACATACTCTTGTTCATTTTCTAGAACCTCATACTCAAAGCAAAGTTTGCAAGTACCATCATCTTGTTCATCAAACTTCACCTTACCGTAAGTATAAATTATACCTGAATACGGTCCAGAAGTCAACTTTATTGCGTCAACTCCTGTTTTGCGATTCTCAACTACAACGAATGGAGGTTTCGCAAGATGTTCACTCATCGAATGCTAGTGCCTCAAGTGCGTCATCAAGGTCATCACGCATCATTACTTCACCTTGACCAATTGAATATTTGTTCTTGATATGATCATAGAAAGATTTGCTTGTAAGAATTGGCAACCAGAAATCTTTTGAGTCAGTATCTTTGACACGGTATTTCTTGTCATCAATCTCGCCAGTTTCTTTGTTTACCTTTTGATACCAGCCATTGGAAGGTTTGATGACATGTCCAGATTCCAAAGCAACGTCAAGTAAACCAGACCACTTACTAAGACCACCATCGAAAGATACGCTAACAGGTATCTTAGATTTTTCTTTAACATAACGACTCTTCTCTACGTTGATAATAAAGTTGTAACCTACAATCTCTGTTCCTTCTTTCTCTTGCTGACGACCAAGAATGTATACGTTATCTGCAGAATACATTGCACCAGTGCCACCACCAACGATTGCTTTGGGGAACATACCAATTTCCATGTAGGTGTGATTAACAACTACCAATGGAATATCTTTCAAGTTAAGATGTGGTGTAACCATACGGAACAAACTCTTTAATTGTTTTGCTCGAGTCATATCACCAACAGACTTACCTTCCATGGCATCATCAACTTCTTTCTTAGAAGCCAGATTACCTATTGAGTCAATAACAATAATTAGGTGATCACCACGCTCAACCTCAGATAGTTGTTGCATGATGTCAAACTTCAATTGTTCTACATCGGTAAGTGGAGTATGAACAACTCTGGATGTGTCAATCCCGAAAGTATCAAAGTAAGACTGAGGAGTACCGAACTCAGAATCATAAAAAAGTAAAGCAGCATCTGGATACTTGTCTAAGTAAGATTTTGCCATCAGCAAACTGAAAGCAGTTTTAAAGTGTTTCGATGGTCCAGCCCACATTGTGATACCTGGAGTAAGTCCACCATCAAGGCGACCTGATAAGGCTACGTTGATAATTGGAACAGAAGTAGGAATCATATCCTTCTTCTTAAAGAACTTTGATTCAGATAGAATCGCAGAGTCTTTGATTGTGGAATTCTTTTTAATTTTGTCTAGGATGCTTGCCATATTATACCTTTAGGAAATCGAGCAATTGCTCTTCATTTAATGTACCAACGTGTCGTTTCAATTCAGTACTATTTTCATCAACAAGAATCATAGTAGGAACAGAACGAACACCATACTCAACTGACATCATAAGTTCATTATCAATATTAATGTCATCAATTGGTACAGTGACTTTGTCACCAGCACCTTTGATAACCATACTTAATCCTTTGCAAGGACCGCACCAATCTGCATAAAATTTTAAAACTCTCATATATTCTCCTATGGATTATTTTTCGAATGTGGAACATCAAAGACAAATGTAATCCTTGTGCAATCGCCAGTGTTCTCAGTTCCATGCTTTAACTTATTGTTGAACCAAAGTAATGTTCCAGGTTCAATATCTACATACTCATCGCCTACAAAATATCTATATCTTCCTAAAATGGATAGATGATAACGATCTCGTGTAAGATAGTAAGTTCCCTCATCAATGTGTAAACCAACATGACCACCAACTGGAAGTGAAAGGAATCCACATCGACTAAACTTCTTGAAATTCCTTTTCATAAAACTTACAACTTCAGTGTGATGGTTTATAGCAGGGGTTGGAATACAAATCTCACTATCGCCAACAAAGTCTTCTGCTTTTTGCACACCACCCATTACTAATTGTAATGCATCTACTGGTAAATCAGCAAACCCTCTGTCAATTAGAGAACCTACATTCTCTATATTCTTTTGAGAACCCCAATCAGTTGGGTGTTCCTTCAATTGTTTCACTATCTTTGAAACATTGATTCCAGTTTTAATGATACGAATATTAGCCAAAGAAATCCTCTAATGAACTTTGCTCGGAAGTGGACCAACCAAGAGAACCAATAATAATTTGAAGGGCATCAGTAAATACTTTCTCAAACATCTTATCATAA